TGTTCTCGATTTCTTCCATAGAAAGATCCTTTGTCAGCTGATGGACAATGGTGGACACGATTTCCAAATGTGCCAGTTCGTTAGCGCATGGATGTTATAAATACATAAAGATGATACAATATCTGTCCGGCAGTGGGTACCTGCCGGACATTTTTCATAATCATAATTGAAAGTTATTTTGTATTGACCTTCATGTGTTCAATTACCTTTGTCCAGGTGTCTTTTCCGCAAATTCCGTCTGCTGTGAGCTTTACATTTTTCTGGAATGCTTTCAGTGATGTATCTGTATCGTTTCCGAAATCACCATCCACCTTTACTCCGAGCATGGCCTGCAGCATGGATACAGCAGTTCCTTTGCTGCCCTCCTGGATCACCGGGAACTGGACTTCGATCTTGTCAGTTAATGTTACTGTGTTCTTTGTTGTCGTATTCTTCACTGTCGTTGCTCCCTTCATATATGCTGCAGTCTTTTTTACAAATTCCGGCCAGCGTCCTTCTGCCTGGATCCGGCGCGGGCAGTTCTTCCTGGAAGCATCATAGTGGCGTTTCAGGCGATCTGTTCCCCATCCATACCGTTTCAGAAGCTGTGCTGCCAGCTGCTCCGCCTTATCTACCGCTTTATAGTAGTCTGTTTCCGGATTTACGCATATCTCGATGTTGATGGAGTTACGGTTTGTGATGCCGTACTTTCCTTTTCCGTCACCTACAGCCCAGGCACCGTCACTGTGATCAAGTGTCTGGTAGACTGACTTGGAATCTACATAGTAGTGCACGGTTCCGGCCAGATTGCCATTCTTCATGGCTGTAGCATGGGCTTTTGCATCTGCGCCCTTGCTCCAGTTGTCTGTCTCGTGGATCACGATGTAAGCAGGTTTGTTCTGGCCGATATAGCAGTTCTTCTTGCTGATCATTTTGATAATGTTCATGGTAACACTCTCCTTTTCTGTTTTTAATGCCTTCTTTGATGCCTTAATAGATAATATGCCGTTCAGGATATTGATGATTTTCTGTCCATAGTTCTTTCCGGATGCCCAGCCCTGTCCTTTGGGATTTTCCTGGATCCCAAGCCACTCCACATAAGGCGCACAGCCTCTGTTGACGTATGTATAGCGCGGATCCACGCAACGGTTCTTCAGTCGGTCCATGCTGGCATACGCCTGCAGGTGCTGGATCTGGGCCCGAATGCCTTCTGCCGGGGTCTTGAAGCTGTTGCCTCTCATACCGGTTTTGGTCACACCAAGGCCGCAGAAATTGTTCTGGCTGAGTGTTACTGCCGATCCGCTGAATGTGAAGTTTCCGGTTTCCAGACAGGACTGAGCAAAAGCAATGTCACCACGGACACCTTCCGCTGCCCCTTCTGTGATATACAGAGGAATCATCTTTATGACCGAATCGGACACCTTCGGATTCATCTTTCTGATATAAGCCCGCATCTGTTCAATGCTGGCCTGTGATTTTCCCATAATCTTTAACATGTTCTTCCTCCTAAGAGGACGATCACTCGCCCTCTGAATCTTCGTTTTCTGGATTGATATTAACTTTATCTTCCACCTGAGACTTTACATGTGTTACAAGCGGAATCAGAAATGTTGGAATTGTTACTCCCATATCTTTGATATTCTCCAGGATACTAATGATCTCGTTGCAAATAATCCAGATTGCCACAATGCAGGCCACCAGGAATGTAAATGGTAAAGTGATGCCTGCAGTCTGGGAAGCATATAAAAGAAGCTGATCAATGATTGCTCCTACAATCACCAGGAGCCACATGCTCACTTTTTTCATGATTCCACGAATGCTTTTGTATGAATTGATATCCTCAGCTCTGTATGTAGATGCCATAAGACCTGTGGCATAGTCGAGAACATTGCAGGCCACCATAAGGAGGACCGGCACTGTCAGTACCCCCAGTACGGAACTGATCAGTGCGAAGATAGCTGTAAAAATTGCTTTGATGTGATTTTCTTTCATTATTTTCCCTTTCTCCGGTATTGCGCCGGCGCAATTTTAAGTATAAAAATAAGAGCCTTCCGGCTCTGCTCTGATTTTCATATTCTTCTCCTTTCAAAAAAAGAGAGCTGAAAAGCTCTCTAAAGCCCTCTTTAGTTAATTAGTTTCCGCTTTCGGTTCTTCTTCCTTATCAATGTCCATCAACTCATTGTACTGTTCCTCTGTGATTCTCCCAACTGCAAAAAACACATCAATCTTATTTTTCAAATCATCTGTAAGTCCGTTTCTCTCTTTAAGTTTCAGTAATGTTCTGTATAACATATATCATACCTCCAATTCTGTTAATGTTACTGCGTACTCTGAATTTACATATGCTTCTGCGGATTGTAAGTCCATATCGTAGATGTAATCTCGATTGTCGTTTAACTGCTGTTTTACATAGTTCCATCCATTAGCCATGCTAATCGGATAGTTGAATACTGTATATCCATCAAGCTGTTCACTGTTAACACTGAGGTTAGTCGCTGGGTAATATGTGGCAAGTGATTTGAATGCGGCGATTTCTTCCTCGGTGAGGTCGATTTCTTTTGGAGTATTCATAATATAATAGACTACAATAGGTGTTCCGGCATTATATAACCTTTCAAATTCAGCTTTAAATTCTTCAACAGTTGAAAATCTATCGTCGGAAATTGTTATATTTCTATCATATAAGGCAGATGCTGAATTTGTATCATTATTTGAATATTTGTCATATGTACTGTATTTTTCACATAAGCAATTACCTACTTTTATATTGCGATTTATATTATCACATCTTATACAATGTGGATATGTTTTCCACGTATCAAATCCTAAAGCCCAATTTTCATTGCCCGTGATTTCAATGCTGTCAACCATTTTCACAACTTTCCCACGCTCAACATCCACATAATCCGCAATATACTGCTGTCCGTTGATTGTGACGTTGCCGCCTGATGTTACTGGGATGGCGTTGAGAGTGTAGGGGAGCTGGACGGATTGCTCGGTGTATGGCTCGTAAGGGGTGGCTTCCGAACCATATTCGATCTGAATTGTATCATATATACCAGACGGAGCTGACACTCTAATATATTCTGTACCCGTTATATTAAATGTATTTATGCTATGTTTGTTTCCGTCTGAAAGAATGGCATTTTTTATCCACTTTTTTTCTGCATTATAAAATCCAATTCTATATGCATAACTGATTTCCATTGCCGAACTAAAATTGCGTGCTATAACAGTAATATCTTTTCCACTTGTTTTTATAAAATCTGTTGCGGCGATTTGTTTTTTTGAAACTGCTACTATTGATCCGTCAATGCCACTTATATATCCTCCTAGTATTGGATTCCACAGGTTCTTCCCACAAACCTTCACAGTCGGATTCACAACGCTTTTAATCTCAACTGGATTCTCTGGCGTTGGTGTTCCATTCTGTAAGGATTTACCATATATCATCATATCTTGAATCTTGCCATTATCAGAATCAGTAATATGAGTTTCACCCTGATTCGATGCATAAAATTTTGTAATTTTGTTACTCAAATCTTCCTTTAGTGAATCAATCTTTTTTCCTGCGACTGCTGCATCTGCCGCCTTTCCAGAAATTGACAGGGTATCATCGATACTTGTTTTTATGAACTCCTGCTGCTTTGTAGCTTCTGCCTGCAGGTTGCTCATTGCTGTTTCACCTGTTGTCTGAATATCTCTTTTCGTCTGAATGCCTTCTGAGATTTCGTTTTCTAAAATCCCGGTTAAATCAGTAGCTGTTTTATTTGCCCCGTCTAAATTTGTCTTCGTTTTTGATGCTGTTGTATTTAAAGCTTCCAGCTCTGCTTTGATTTGGTCTGCTATTGTATTTGATTTATCTAAGTCTACCTTGGTCTTAATTGCCGCCGTGTTAGAATCATCTAAACCCTGTTTGATCGGAGTTGCATTTTCTACTTCCGTGTCAAGATCTGTTTTTATCTGTTCTGCAACTCTAATTGTATTTTTAAGGTTATCTTCTGACTCTGCTGTTTGGTTCTTTATTTTTTGAATAGATATGCCCTGCTGCTCTGTAATTGTCTTAATCGCCTGCTGTTGCGCCTCACCGATATCGTTCTGTGCCTGAGTGACCGAATCAGACACCATCTGTTGTGAAGCAGCGGCCTGTTCCGCGTAATATTTCGCGTTGTCTTGTTCCTGATCCGGATGATCTTCCCGGCCATGCGCCCAGGCTTCTGAGTCTGCCGCCTGTGTGGATGCATTTTTCTCTGATTCCTTTGCTCTTCGCTGATATTCCGCAGCCGCCGCAAGAGTGTGGTGAAACAGGTCTACATCCTCCGGCGCTTCGAAATTCTCTGGTGCTTTTCTGCGGTTGACCGGAAGAAGGATCGTGTTGACCGTTTCGCCTTCTGTAGTATCTGACAGGTAGATATAAGCTGTGATCATTCTCCTCTGTTCCAGAGCGATGTTGGGGATATCTACTGTAGATACCCCGTCTACAGTAGAACCGGTAACTACTTTCGCCTTCTCAATGTCTTTCCAAGCAAAATGAACCTCGAATACTTCTGGAAGATCCAGACCTTTAATCTGAATTTTCTGGCCGTAATCGTACTGCCAGAGTTCATCGTCTATCTCAATTTCTTCTCCCCTTCGGGAGAATTCTGCAATCAGCATTAACTCAGCCTCCTCTCAATTTCTTCAATACGTTTATTTTGTTTTTTACCGTTCTTTCTTCCTTTCTCCGGCTGTTGCGCCGGCGCAATTTTCTGTAAAATAAAAGAGCCTGTTACGGCTCGGCTCTGATTCTCATTTTTTTCCTCTTTAAGATATTCTTTTGTACAGATTTTGTAAAAGTTTCAGCATGGCCGGGATGATCATACGTTCATTCCAGTTCTCAACAAGTCCTTCTTCGTTGTTATAAGCTCCAACTGGATAATATTTCGCAACATCTTCTGCATACATTCCCGGTACTGGTTTTCCATTCATTTGATCATCTTCAGCAAGATATCCTTCTTTGTAGTTAAACCATACAACTGGTATATCCAAAATTTTTTCCGCCTCATCCAACGTCATATTTGAGAGATGATTTTTGTACCTTTTCGATGAACTTGACAAATATGCCACTGTCATTCCATCCGATTTAAAAACTAAATGTCCACCACTGGATACGTGATCCAAATTCATCACCAGAACATCTCCACTGCTAGAGGCGCGGAATACTCCATCAATATTTATTATGGCGCCTAAAGCTTGTGTACTTCCATCGGATACTTCTTCGTCAATTATAATATAAGATTTTGATTCTTTTGCTGTTCCGATTCTTCCAAAATATGCAAATATATTTCCCGTTTTCATTCCGGTAGACGTTATGCTTGTTGCATGTCCTTTTTTGTCCTCTGTGGTTATAATTTTTCCGTTTTTAGCATCAAGTATGATTTGACCATTAGTTGATTTTAATAACGTGCTGTCTATCTTCCACCCGCCTATTTTTCCGGATATAGCTTCCATGGAACCATTTTTGTTAATCTTGAAGTATTTATTCGCGGTTACAAGACCATTAAAGTCGATTTTGGATGCGCTAATTTTCACGCCTTGCGCTGTCTGATTGATTTCTGACGATATCGAACCTTTAGATACCTTACTTGTAATATCTGTTTCTGTTTGTTCAACACGGGTTTCCAGTTTTTGTACAGTATTTGTATCTGCCTTTTTTGTCCATTCCGCGCTCGATGTAACTGTTGATACGATAGCGCTGTCAGTGATCTTCTGCGATGCTTCTGTTTTCCATGTTTGCAATTCGTTAACGGAATCTTTTGTGGCATAAGTAGATGATACTGTACTTTCGATACTCGTTGCCTTCTGGTCAATCATTGACTGCGTTTTCGCGACTGTAGCATATGACTTTAACAACTCTTTTGTTGACGCCTGTGCGGTATCAACAGCTGCCTGTTTTGCCGCATCTGCATAGCCTTTTGCAGTTGCATCGGCAGATGCAAGTTTCTGCTGAACATCTGATCCTGTGGCATAAGTCTGTGATATAGTTGAGGACAGGCCATCTATCTTGGCCTGAATAGTAGCATTCATCGTGGCTGTGGTACTATAGTTGTCCCGTAGATTTGTCTGCACCTGCGAAAGGTTTTGCGACATGCCATCAACGCCTGATTTATACTCAGCAACTTTGGCATCGAGGTCTGTGTACTTTCCGCTGACAGCATCGTATTTGGACGTTATGTCTGTATAGGTCTGCTCAAGTCCATCAACAGTAAGCTTCACATCCGCAAGTTTGCTATACATAGTAACCTTGCTGTTCTGCAGTTCGAGGATTTCACTTTCGCTGATCAGAGCTTCAATCTTACCTTTTACTACAGAGAAATTTGTCTCGTTTGCCTGGAATCGCTTCAGTATGGCATCTTTGGCAAAAATATTCACTTCTTTCTGAAATTTCATTTTTTCTCACCTCCTTTCTGAGAAATTAAATAGTAAGGTGGGAAGTGGGAAGAGGAAAATTATAAAAAAGCATAAAAGCATGTGATCATCTGAATTTTTGTCGATTTTATTGTTACGGTCCTGTCCGAATTACTGACGGTGATACCATCTGGAAGTGCTGATGTGGTCACGGTATAACCAATATTGATAGAACCTCCGAGGTAGAAAGCAACCATCGTTTTCTCGATTATGATTAATCCATGCGTGGCAGCACGTACATTTTTGATAGTAAGCGATTCGCCAAATGCTTTTTCGTACCTCAGAAAGGGGTTACTATTTAATTCATTAAGCGCCGCCACCAAACTCTTTGTTCCCTGGTCGAGTGTGAAGGTCTTTGATGTCAATTTTGTGAGGATTGCATCTGCGAGTTTTTCATAATCAATGAGCTTTTCTTCAGTTGCTCCTACTATCAGCAACTGGTCCGAAGATGCTGGTGATGTAGCAACTGGTAACGCTGTTATATTCTGATCTGCCATTTTTTATTTCTCCTTCCAGATTGTTATGTGGTTGCCAGATCTGGTTGTAAGCTGTTTTCCAGATCTTGTCGTAAGGTTCAAAGTGTCATATGTAGCGAATGTTCCCACGCATACGCCGCCGAACTCATAGTCTAAGTTGTTGACCGTGATGCTGTATCCATATCCGATATAGTTTTCTCCGGATTCCGTCTTCCTGTTCCAGGTATACCATCTGGCCGGGTATGCTTTTGTGACATCCGTTCCGTTCTTGTATACGACTGCATTCAGGGTGGTCGTGCCATCGCTGTTGTCATGGTATTTCACATTATAGAGCAGCGTGTTGTCTGTCAGACCGTGGAGATCTGTTGTGGTCTCAGACAGCTTCGTCCGGAAGCCTTCCATACTCGTCTCTATGTTCGCTACATTCTGATTTGTTACCACAATAGCTTCTTTTGCCTGATCTGCAGTTCCTTGAGCTTTTTTGATGTCGTCCGTCAGGCCTTCTGCATCTGCGAGGATAATCACTGTCTGCGTGTCCAACTCGGACACCCCTCCTGCAGATAAGAGAGTGCATCTGACTGCTTTTATATTCGCACTGGATGGCGTGTAGATTTTCTGGATTTCATCAGATGTCGAGACATATTTGAGAGTATACGTCGTTCCATCCTCTGTCTCCTGGATGCTGTATCTTCCGGAATAGCTCCTGACCAGTCCATTATCATTCTGCGTTGCTGAGAATGTGATAGATGCCGGTATCAGTGTCTTTCCATCTTTACGTTTTCGAACTGCCAGTGTGGAGCTATGTAGGTCATAAGACAGGCCAATTTTTCCGTCTTTCGCCTTGCTGATGCTGAAACGTTTTCGGATGTGCGCTCCGCCGGATTGTACAAGGATGTATTTTCCTGCTCTGGTTGTGAGCCGCAGACCCTTCCTTGTGGTCAGGTACCGGTCTCCTGTGCCATACAATGCGTCAATGTCAACGTACCCGTTGTCAGCGCTCATAGCTGTGACATAGTATGTTCTGCTCGTTTCATCCCAGTGTCCGGTTACACATGCAGATACGGTTACAGTGAATATACTATCATCTGATACATCTGTATCTCCCAAATACACCGTCATCTTTGAAGAGCAATCACTATAATCTCCACCAGAACCATCTGTGTTTGTGTGAACCACATGTGCATCGTTATTCAGCGCAGCTCCGATGGCATCCAGTGTGGAGATTCCGGATAAAACAGATAACGCCTGCTGTGCGGTCTTCGAAGCAGCTCCTGCTGTCTCATTTGCTGCGTCTGCCTTGCTGGCTGCCGATGAGGCTGTTGAACGGATTTCTGTCACGTTCTGATTCAACTGGCTATACGTCTGATTCAACGACTGATTCTGTTCATCGAACCAGATCCGGCTGCTCTTGATAGTCTGCGAGCTGTCATTGATTGCTGATATCACGGATGGGATGTCTAACTTGGAACCGGCTATCGCTGCATTATCTGCGACCATCTTATTGACGATCAGGCCATCTGCTATCGCATCAGGCTTAATACCTGTTGCATCGATCAGGATTCCTTTTCCGGTCTTGTCAAACAGGGAAAAAGTGAAATCTCCATTTGCATCCCGTCCGGCCTGCATCCGGACTGTGCCATCCGTATCGGACCACTGCTGTGTTGCTCCCTGGATACGGATACCTCCGTCATCGGAAGCTATCAGGAATTTGTTTGTGCTGATAGTACCGGCAAGAAGATCTGCTACGGATACCGTCTGCATCACGGCTGATCGGATCAATGCTGAGTCAATGACTGCGTTCTGAGACGTCAGGTGGATGTTCTGCAGATCTCCGATTCCTGCCCCTCCGGACAAAAGTACTTTGATATTTGCGTAATTTCCATTCAGGATATCGATCTGCGCGTTAGCTGCTTTAAAATTCGCAGCGGTCAGTTCCTTGAAGTTACCAACCTCTCCATTTATCTTTTGCACATTCTCTTCTACTACATTCAGGTTTTTTATAGTAGCATATGTAATGTTTGCAGTATCCACATCCAGTTTGTTGATCATCGCCTGGTCGATCATGACCAGCTGTGCGTAATACCGTTCCATCTCTTTTGTCTGAGGTCCCTTATAGTCTGCATTGGTTTCTTCTTCTGACAGACCTACCGCCTCGACAGAGTACGTAAGGCCTCCGTCATATTCCCATTCCAGTTTCATGACCGGGACTTTATATGTATTTCCGGACAGATCTTCCACTGTCAGAACATCCCAGGGATCCAGGCGAGGATCTCCCATCATTTTCAGAGCGCCTGGCATGTATGAAAAGTCCTTAAATGCTGTCAGAATATTATTGAGAGCCGTTTGCGTCATGAATGGATTGGAAAACGACACGGACCTTGCTCCGGATCCTGAAGATATTGATATGCTTTTTCCATTTTTGTCCTGGCCCGTAAAACACACAAATTTTGAAACATTAAAATTGTAATCATTATGTTCAAAATTTCCCCAGTACCGATTTGGTTTTACCTTATAATCTGAATCCACATAGGTATGCAGCTCGATCTGACCTCTACGATTACATACAGCAAACGCGCCATGAAGCTGCGCCACATAAGAAAGGACTTCCCTGCAACTATATCCTTTCGGCACTTTCATGGATATCGCCGTTAATCCGGTTGTCACTATTGGCACACCTGTGATATCCGCAATCATCTTTAGTACTGCCACTGTATTTGTGGTTGTGCCATCCATGGAAAACGTCCGCTCTGTGTTCATCATACGGTCGTAAGCTGTGAATGTGATCTGATCGTCCGCTTTCTTTGGCTTCCCTACGGTAAAGTATCCCATCGGGATGTATTCTGCCAGACCGTTCACGTCCATCCCGATCTGCAGGAGGATCTCTTTTCCCTCGATCAGGAGGTTGCCATCCGGAATCGTTACCTCGATATACTGCGACATCGTTGATCCCAGGGAAAAATCATCTTCTGCCTCAGATCCTCCTGTGAGCTTGATGCTCTTAACCTTTGTGATCGATACCTTGTCATAAGTAAGCAGACACTTAAATGTTCGGGAATCCTGCTGTACCAGGTTTCCGAATTCTGCTGTTGACTGATACACAGGACCGCCTCCTTATTCTGTAATCATAAACTCAATGACGTCCAGTTCTTCCATGGTCAGTGAATCATACTTTGGATCGTCATCGCATTTTTCGACAATATCAATTGATACCGTGTGGATTTTCACTGCAGTTTCAATCGCTAAAAGTTCACTCATATCCTTCTCAAACTCATCTTTGTTTTCGAACACATAGCAGCTATCCTTGACAAGATATTCTCCCTTTTTGTCCTTTTTCGCATATCTAGCAATAAGTTCTTCTCTTTCCTCCATGTATGCAGTCGCCGCTTCCTGAACTGCTGCCATGTTTTTCTTAATCGCATACGCCAGACGGACAGGCAGGCGTTTCTCTCTTAAGCCTGCACAGGTGTTAAGGAATGCTACAATCTCACTGTTCTTCATCTTCATACTCCCTGTTCCTCCGTATCAGTATTTTTGGCAGTATCTACTGTTCCCTGATCCTCCAGTTTCCACAGGAGCTCGTCAAATGCAGCCATGTCTTTTCTACATTCTGCTTTGTTCGCCTCATACATCTCCTGGTCCTGAATGGTCTTTGTGCAGTTGCTCTTTCCGGTTTCCGGAACCTGTGCAGACATGTATACCACATTTTTTCCATCGATGATGGAGCTGTAACTGAGATTCATTGATTTTGTACCTTTTAACATGTTTGTTTCCTCCTATTTCTGAATTAGTGTTGCTCCTACTCCTTTATATGTTTTCACGCCATTAACATAACTGTATACGGGATAAGATGGTGTATTTGAATAGAATTTTTTCGTTGTTCTTGTGTTTGTTCCAGGATCTGTAAATGTTACACTAAAAAAAGCAGGACTTATTGCCGCATCAATTTTTGCGACATCAGCCCTACTAAGCATCGTCCATGTACACTCAAGTGTATACTTGATAGCAATCACATCACCAATCATTTCTGCGTTTGCAGCACGCCCTGTATTATTTGACCACACTTTTTCTTTTTTAATGGTCAATCCCCCGAGGGCCGGAGTCGGCATCGTAACTCCGTCAATAATGATATCATCTGTCACTTTACCGCCTCCTTATCCAAATACCGGATTTCCGGTCTGTTTCTGATAGTTGTTTCCTTCCTGGCGGATCACCTTAAACAATTTCTTTGCATCGCCTTCCAGATAGATGTGGAGTTCCTGTCCACGATCATTTCTGCCCTGCATGCTTTCAAAAGCATTCACAACTGCTTCAAATACACCTGCCCGGATTCCGGCAATGATCTGATTATTGTTTGCCACCGCAGAACGGTTTCCCATTCTTCCGACAAGCTCCGGTCCGGACTCTCTTGCCACGAACATTTCTCCCATACCAGGGAATCCGCCATTTGCGTACCAGCTCAGATTGAAACGTGGCAATGAAAATTTGAAGTTACCGATTTTTATAGATCCACCTTCCCAATCCCAGCCGATATGTGGCATAGGGATATGGATGCTTGAAAATCCATTTGCAAAAGTCTGAATAACATTCTGGCCAACTGTGTATAAGCTTGGAATTGCGTTTGCCACCTTGCCTGGTATATTACTTAATATTCCAGACAGAGAGCTCCAGTTATTATTCAGGCCGGTTCTCATTCCGCTTATGATATCCCTACCTTTCGGCGTTACTTTGCTTTTGATATCTCCGATAGCGTTGAAAGATTGAGAACCGATTTTCTTTACTCTGCTCAGGAATGTTGATTCCCTTACAGCTTCCCAGCCATTTTTCAGACCGGTGATCGCAGCATTTCCTTTCCCACGTAGCCATGTTTTGGCATTTCCAAGTCTCTCTTTTGTCTGCCCTGGGAGTTTAGCAATCCAAGACAGTACAGCTGGCAATCCTGCTTTCATACCATTGAACAGGCCAGATATAACATATCCGCCCTGCGTACGCATGACTGTTGATGGTGAATGGATTCCGAAAGCTTTTTTGAATCCGTTTATGAACGGTTTAAAAATGCGTGCCTTGATCCAGGTTCCTATATCTTTAAATGACTGCACAACACTATTTTTAAAGCCTTCCCAGGTGAATTTTCCAGCTTCTGTGAAATGCTTTATAATATACTTCCTTGCATCTGCAATTGCATTTTTAAAGATACCGCCAATAAATGCAGCAAAACCTCCAAATGCAGCTCCAATCGTTTCAAAAACTCTGTCAGCAATTCCGCTCCAGCCAATGTTTACCATCAGATCTTTTGCTTTGTTATAGATGGTGTCCCCCATGGACCACCAATCCATGTGTTCGATCGCTGAGATTGCAAAATCAAAAAAGCCTTTTATCCCATCGGATAAGGTCTGTCCTATTTTTCCTGTATCAATGGTTTTGACCGTGTTGGTTACAAGATCAGCCAGTGCAGTGCCCAAGCCTCTCCAGTTAAAGTTATGAACTGTGGTATAAAGTGCTTCCAGTCGTGTGTTAAAGCACTCTCCAACTGTTTTTCCAACTACACTCCAATTGGTTGTCGCAATCGCTGTATTCAGTGTGCTTACCAGACCAAAGACGGTATCATGTACGGTTCCTTTGATCAGATTCCAGTCAAGGCCTTCAAGAGCACCATTGATCCCATCTCCGATAGCTTTCCCAAGACTGTTCCAGTGGAAATTCTTTGCAAAGGTATCTGCAAATCCAAAGGCTGTGTTCAGTCCCTTAGAGAATGTATTACCAACTAATTTCCAATCCGTAGCTTCAATAAAGCCATTCAGAAAAGTGGCAATGCTTTTTGCAATCTTGTTACAGGTATTCTGGATTTTACCCCACGGAATACGTTCCAGTGCTTCGTTGAGCTTATTGCCGATCATGGCGCCAAGTTCTGTAAAATCACCGGACTTCCAGGAATCTTTGATCAGCTTTGCAAGATCTTTGAAGCGACTCTTGATAGCTGTTGTCTGGAACATATCATTAACGCCACCAAGCGGTGATGTATCTGTTCCGCTTCCCGTCCCTCCTGATCCGGAGCTGTCCGAATCATCATTCAGCTTATTGATCTGATCAAAGCCCAGTAGAGTACGCTGATATTGTTTTGCCGCTTTTGATGCCGTATCCGCGTTCTTTGCATTATTCTTCAGACCCGTTGAGGTACTGTTAAGACTTGCAGCATAATCCTGATTGACTTTCTTGGCCGTGACCATGGTGGTTTTGCCTGTGAGGGCTCCCATCAGCTGGCCTATGGAATTTACCACGTTGATAACCGTCTGAATGAAACTGTTCAGAATTGGTGCTACAACATTCAGGATTGGTGCAAAGGCTGTGGCCAGTGAATTTTTGAGCTGTGTCAGAGAAGACATCAGCAGAGAAAGACTTCTGTTTGTTTCTCCACTGTACTGTGCAAGGTTCTGAAATCCCTGCTTTGCGCCATCTACAGCTCCACGGATCACAAAACTTGCAAACATAAATTTTGCAGTCATTCCGATTGTCTTCAGTATACCTGTCAAGCCTCGTCCGGATGTTCCCAAACCATTGAACGAAGATTTTGTCCTGTTAAGAAACGGGATTCCGGATGTGAACTTCTGGATCAGTGCAGCATAAGCACCGGAGCATTTCCGGATCACACCGGTAAAGGAAGATGCAACGTTTCCAACACCTCCAAGAAGCTTTGTAAAGCCTCCCCACCCCTTCGAAACAGTTGCTCCTATTCCTTTGAAAATTCCTGTTCCAAAGTTCAATGCCTGTTTCGGAAGAGATACCGGCCGCTTTACATCTGTATTTGAGGATTCCATATGTTTTTTGTCAGTTTCATACATTCTCAATTTACGTTCAGCGCCCTCAATGTCATATGCCAGGCTTCTCCAGCTCATGCTTTCCTGATCTACGCCAAGATCACTCATCTTATCCCGGCGTTCATAGTATTTGCTGAGCTGAGTCTGTGTTTTTTGAATTGTGGAGTTCAGTTGCTGATACTCTTCCGTTGGAACTTTGATACCTGCCTTGATCTGGAAATTTTTCACAGGATTCCTGCTGAGCATTTCCCTGATCTTATTCAGAGTATTCCTTACCGGCTGCAGCGCCTTGCTTTCCATTCCCTTGAACGGATTCTTTACTTTCTCAGTTTCCTTCTGGATTTCTTCAACGCTTTTCTTTACTTCCCGCCGGCTGTTTTCCATTCCTTTTTTCAATGGTTCTGTTGTAGCTTCAATTATCACCTGCATCTTATGAAGTGTGTCTCCCATGGTCTCACCTCCTCTCTTTTTCTCAACAAATTAATGATTATGTCTATAGTTCCATTCGGCGTTGTACGCCCTTCTTTTTTCCATGTACTCTTCCCACTGGCGGGCTTCCTCTGCTTCTTCGTATGCCTTCTGTTCTTTTTCAAACAGTTCCGGATAATAATCCCAGGGATGGGCTATCTTGCCATCTTTGGCAAATAACGCTGAGATATCTGCTGCTATGGCCTGGGCCTGGATAAAATTATCCATGATCCGCTGCTTTTCTTCTCTTAGCAGCCGCTTTCTTATATTTGCCAAAGTATCAAATATCTCATTTACAGAAAGGTTCCAGAATGTTTCCGCCAGGATCCCCATCTCAAGAGCTACCGGATACAGCTCTGAGAGCTGTTCTGACATCAGGCGTTCTCGATTTCCTCCAGAAGGGATGCCGCTGTTTTCTCCGGTAAGAAACCCGATACCACCATGAGCGGGATCAAAATCTTCTGATAGAGTTCCAGCTGACTGTTCCCTTCATCAATCCATGCGTCATACAGCTTCTGCACATCCTGATAATCAATCCCATGCTCCCACGGTGACATTGCTTCCTGGATGATCGTCAGCATCACGGAAAGCGGCGGGATATCATCGATCATATTCATGAGATTCTGTCTGTACTTATTTTCCAGGCGTCCGATTCCGGAAGCTTTCAGTTTCATCTTGAAGCTCCTACTGCCTACATTCCAATAAGCAAAGGGCTGTCTCTTTTTCTTCTGTTCCTCCAGATTGACTACTTTTTCCTCCGGAGCCTGTGTCTCATTCTGGGCAGAAGCTCCGCCCAGATCCTGAATGCCTTCAAAATTCATCATCTTTTATTCCTCCTTACGCCGGATCTGTCTGTTTGATCTCAGACTGTACAGCCATGGTCACCTCAAACTCGATCACACCATTTACTCCACCGCCTGTACGTTTTACGGAAAACTGTGCAGTAAACTCGGTAACTGTTCCATCTTTTGTTTTTTCCTGGAAATCCCAGATTTCTTTTTTGTCTGCTGCATCTCTCATAAGCCTGTACGGGCTTCCGGCTTTGCTGTTGTCGTACTTCCATTTGTACTTCATATCCGGAAGGTCTCCAATGCCTTCCTCGTACATCTTGTGCGGATCTGTAAGGCAGGTGTTTTCCTCCTTATTCAGTTCCACTCCGACTTCCGGGATCTCTTTCAGTCCTGGAAGATCTGTGTAAGCTGCAGAGTTTTCTCCAGCTGTGTGTTTTCTGTAACCTAATGTTGCTCCATTTGCTAACATCGCTATTCCTCCTTATCTCCAGTACACGCTGTCAGAATCCATATCAATGATCCCTTCGTAGCGCATCTGTTTATGCTTCATCCCTGACGGATCCGGCACATCTGCACATGCGATCCGTTTCAGGCCTGTCACTTTCATTGCTTCATCTACCTGCAGAGCTGCTTCTGAAGTGCTGTGATTGTTCCAGATATCGATCCGGTATCTTACAAGGGCTTTATCCTCTCTCATTCCTTCAGCATCGGAGCTGGCTTCGTATACATCGTTCTGCTCTTCGGTATACTGGATCGTTGAGCCCTCCGCCCAGGAACGTGGATAAGCATCTGAAACATTTTCGGACACCGTGCACAGTGCCGCGTACACCTGATCTTTTACATTCTTCATATATCCTCCAAATCTGATGTAAGGCTTCCACCTAGCATCTTTAAGATCTGTTCTTCGTTGTCCTTCATTGCCGGATACAGGAACGGATAGGCCGGATTTCCGCTACATCTATAGAATCTTCCATCCGGCGTGTCTATATATGGCCAACGGTACTTTTCAGCCACTCTTCTGTCTATCTGGCTTTCATGGATCCACCATGGCTGTTGAGTATAGACCGGAGTTACTTCCGGAGAGATGCCGGCATGTTTCTCCTGGCCTTTCGGTCCGGTTCCGAACTCTATGTACGGAGCATAAGCTTTGTCTGTCCAGCAGATCCCTGTGACAGAGTTTTCTTCCTCTGTGGTTTCCGCAAAAATGCTCTGCCGGAGTTCTCCGGTATCTGCATGGCAATTCTCAACTGCTGCTGACCGTACAAACTGGATCGCTTCTCCAACTGCCTGCCGGGTGTCCAACTCGGACACCTCCTGCAAAGCTTTCTCCACTTCATCAAATCCATTTACACTCATATCTTTTCCACCTCCATGGTCAGAAAACGATATGGTTTGATGGATATGATCCGATAGTCTGGAAGCTGATCTGCTGTCACATACAAACAAATCCCGTCCCGTTCCTCTATATCCGTTCCATCTTCCAGGATATAATGCGGCCGGCCTTTTTCATCCGTCTGGATCTTATAGCTTCCCTGTATCCGGATATTCCGGATATAATTCAATCTCTGGCCGTACTGCTCAGCCTGTACTTTTCCGGATGCCGGCCAGCTCTCTCCGGTAACAGAAGAGGCAGTACCATATTCCTCGCTGGTACCGCCTTCCTTATCTTTCTTTACCGTCATTTTCTTATGGAAAATTCCCTCAAGTCTGCTTCTTCTCAGCCTCATAAATCTTTCCTCCTACTCTGGCCAGGCGATACCGGTTCAGTGTGTCATAGATCTGCTTCGGCGCATCATCAAAAGTGTAACTCTCTCCGCCCTCACTTCTGGACTTTTCCCCCTCCGTTCCCATCCGATTCAAAGCGATCACGGCAAGATCCCTGACTGCTTTTTCAAGTCCAGTTTTTAATCGTGTCCGGTTTGTGTAAGACAGTACGAAAGCTTCTGCATCATCAAGAAGAATCTCTATGAGATCCTCGTCTTTTTCTCCTGTCAAGGTCTGAACTCTTTCTATGTCTTTACTTTTCGCCACAGGATCATCCTTTCAAAATAGCAAGCAGATCTGCCTTGGCAAGGGAAGATACACCAGTCAGGCCTTTCTCCTTTGCAAGAGCTTTCAGCTCCTCGACTGTCATATCTTCAATATTCTTGCCGGCTTTCTCTTCTGGTACTGTATCTGGCTTTTTTTCTCCCATTGGCGTAAATCCATCGCTGATCAGCTTTTCTGCTGTTGTCCCATCAGCTTCTCTTTCCACATTTTTACGGATTAGTCTCATGCTTTTGCCTCCTGTATGCTCAGGTAGATGGAATCCAGTTTGTTGTCCAGAATCCACATATCATGGAAACGACGGTAATCCATCTGCCATGCGTTCAATCTCTGATTTGTTGCCGGGTCAAAAATACGCATGATATCCTGCTTTGTCACCGCAATCGGTGTTGTTATCGGGCAGATGAAGAAGTTCAGGTTCTTTGCGGATGTTCCTTTTTCATATCCGCCTTTTTCCTGTCCGCTTGTTTTACCGTCATTAACCTTAACGGTTGTGTACATACGGTGGGAAGGTGTGGAAACCAGTGGTACACCATCTACAGAAGGAACCTGGGTCTGAATTCCACCTTTCGAGAACGTTACTGCTGTGATCTTACCTGCAAGCTCCAGCTCCAGTTCCATGATAAAATCCGGTGTTGCCTGGCAAATAAGAGCTCCGTTATAGTTTTCTCTTACCGCCTTGATTCCTTCTTTCAGCTTACGCAGGGCAGATGTTCCTGTTGCTCCTGGCACGTAAGATTCTCCGATCATTCCTGCCTTATCGGCTGTGATTGTTTCAGTGGCCAGTTTGCTAATACGGTATGCGTCGATCTCCGGAACTACCTGTGTTCTCTGGAACTCTCCCATAATCGCGCTAGCTGTTGGGATAAAGTTTGTTTCATTAATGTCCATCGGATCAATCTGGAACAGGCGGCCACGATCCTGTGTCATTTTTCTTGTTTCGTACTCCAGGGTAACGGAGCCGTGCTGGTATCCAGTCTCACGGTCATAGTCGCCCATTCCCTGAACGTTCATTTTCGGGATCTTTACTTCAGATCCACCGTTATAGATCACCTGACCGGCATTGGCATCCATCCAGCCAGTGGTTGCTTCCTGAATTGCAATCTTATCAAGCTGTGTCATAAATAAGGTTGCTGTTGCTAAAGTATTGATTGCCATTGTTTATTCACTCTCCTTTAAAAAATACCCATCATCGCATTGTATACCTGCTTTTCAAGGGCTTCCTGTGTGTTTGTTCCTGGTGCTTTTTTCGGAGGCTTGCCGCCCTTCAGCTTCTCATCGACTGCTTTCTCAACTGCAGTCTGGAACGCTTTTTTGACGGTTTCCATGGATTTCTTGCAGGCATCTGCATCTGTATAATTCAGTACTTCTGCAAGCTCCACCGGAAGTCCTTCGTCTGACAGGTTGTTCTTTGCTTCTGCCATGAGCTCACTTCTGGTTACTGCTGCCTCCCTGTCGGAAAGTTCCTTTTCTTTTTTCTTCTGCATGTACTGTGCTTTTTCTTCCTTGGTCATCTTGGCCAGCTTCTCAGCCTCGGAAAGCTTATCATCCGTCAGTGCCTGCCACTTCTCCTGTGCGTTTGTCACTGCCGTATTGACTGCCTTCTGGACACGTCTGTCAAACTCCGCCTGATTACCGCCTGTTTTCAGGAAGTCATCAAAAGATGGAGGATTATCTCCACCCTCACCGCCTGTACCTTCGCCAGATCCGCCGCCATTGCCCTCACCGGCCCCAGCACCGTCTCCGCCTTCTGCGAATAACTGCAGGTTCATCGGAACTTTACACATTGCTTTGAATACTCTGTTTCTCATATCTTTTCCTTTCTGCCCAGCCTATTCGTTCTCACGCCCGGGCCATTCAGTTTGTGGAATCCGCTTCTTTAACGCCTGGCGGAAAAAGGCATAAAAAATAAGACGCTTCACCCTGCGTCTCACCGGGAGATAATTGGATCACCTATTCCTTCCCTTTGGCTGCTGCCTTTGCTTCTCTCACTGCCTCAGCAACACCCTCGCTGATCAGATGTGCCCCTCTGTTTTCTGTTACTTCCAGAACAGTTCCCTTCTCAACTACTCCTTTTAAGCAGATGTCGCTGTATCTTTTGATGCATTTCACTTTCATTCTCTTCACCTCCCCTCCGTTGCGCCGGCGCAATTACAGTTTAAAGCACATGTTCTGAAACTTCTTATAAGCATCAAGGTATAACTCGTGCTTATCTCCGTTATATGTCAGCTCATAATACATTCCATCCGGCACAGTCGTGCTCAGAAGTGCTTTACTGTTCTGTAATGTCTTACAACTCCATACCACGTACACATCCTGTACTGTAATCTGTTTTCCATCGGTCTTATCCATGTGTGAATTTGTATATTCAGCTACTTTTGCCTTACAAAGCCTTAAAAATTCTTCGTTTTCCATCCCTTACCTCCTACGCATGTTCAATTCTCGAAATTCCATACTCAACCGCACACTCATGTTCGATCTTACATCCTCTTGCTTTCTGCCAGTCTTTTGCAAAATAGGCAATATCAGCACCAGACAAAAGCTCCAACGATTTTCCAAGGAGCCACAGAGGTTTTGTTCCTACCGGTGCTGACTGATAAATAATTTCTTCATGTTCTTCGCCCTCTCTTTCGTAAAAATGGGTATAAAAAGACCACCGGCCATTTCTGACTGGTGGTATCAGTTGGTCTGATAATAAATATCATCCCTTATTGATTCGAGCATATATGTTTTTGCTGATGGCTCATGATGTGGATTCATCCAATATACCGACTCATCTTCCATGTACTCCATAAAATCAATTTTGGTATCCACATCTACTTCAAATACTCCATTGTTTTCATGACTCAGTACTCTCTGAACAAGTTCATTGTCAGGATACATTTCTTTAAGAAATTCAATTTGTTCATTCGTCAGTTCAAATCTTCGCATTTCCATTTCTTATTCTCCTCACATAATCTGAATCTGTTGGATTACATTGAATCAGAACTCCCGTATCTGGATCTACTGAAACTGTTCCGTTTCTGCCCATATATTTCTGACTTTTTTCTCCACCAGGATCCGTTCTCACAGGAAATACCTTCGCCGGTTTCTCCAGCGCATCCTTTATTCCTTCCACCGATACTCCCGATCGTGGTCGTCCAGTTTTAGGATCTTTCATGGTTCCGATCACTCTCTCCATGAAGTGTTTGCTCTGTCTGGTTACTTCGGTTCCCTCAGAAGTTTTGACTCCAACAACTTTTTTATTGATTTCATCATAGATCTTCTGATAATTCTTAAAACCGGATAGTGGAGATATCATTCCGTTCTTCACCGAACGAGCATAAGTCCTGAGCAATTCCCACTTCTCAGGTTCATTATACTTCATTTCCTGGAAGTCTGCAAAATGTTTCGGCATGTCTTTTCCAAGGAGTTCCCGGTACTGATCATACTGTTTCCTGTCCGATGCAGCGTTTTTAACTGCTTTTTCCTGGGCTTCTGCTTTTGGATTTCCTTTGACGTATTTCTCATACCACTGTTCATAGGTCATATCCGCAGGAACCATCTCTGTACGCCCTGTTTCCGGGTTGTAGGCGCTTCTTTTCATGTTCCTGAGGATTTTATCATCTATGACAGAAATCGTTGTGGAGCGGCAATATGGATGCATGGGCGGATAGTTCACTCCGGCTTTCCGGTCTTTCACCGGAAAAACCTTTCCATCCAGCCCCCGACAGATCTCACTGGTACGAAGATCCAGCACTGCCACATAGCGATAATTCTTGATCCCGCAGTCAATATAACTCTGTGCAGTCAATTCTCCTGCCATGTAACAGGATTCTGTTCTTACCAATCGCCTGGCCTGCTTTGCTCCCCCTCCGCACTGGGCCTGGATGGATTCCGCTGTTTCCCGGTCTGTCCGGCCGGTAAGAAGACTGATCAGCAATTCATCCTTCAAGGAATCTGCAAGCTGCTGTGTGTTCTGCCAGATACGGTCTGAAAAATGTTTTCCGGACCATTCCATCTGCAGAGCTTGGTCGATTTGTTTTCTGCTCACATGAGAGAAGCTGAATGCCAGGCCGGTTTCTTTCTGCATGTTGTAAATGGAATGATAATAGGCTTTTTCTCCCAGCTGTTCCAAGAGTTTGGTGTTAAACTGTTTCTCCTGCCGGTATACCTGCTGCATCACCGCATCTACCTGTGCCATAAGATTCTGCAGGCGTTCCAACCTCGCCCGATACGCAGGAAATTCCAGTTTTTTCAAAATCTCGCTGTCGTTCTTCCGGTTCTGGAGCTCCTTTTTCAGCTGATCAATGGAGTTTTTATCCTGGATAGAGTTTATGATCTGCCAGGCTTCTGTTTCTGACAGACCATACTTTGTCATAAACTTCTCAAAGATATCTCTTGCAGCATATTCCAGCTGGAGAGAGGCTTTCCGGTATACTCTGGCAATGAGATCTGCTGTCTCTTCTGCATCCTCCATAAACTGATACATATCCCAGGCAGATCTCTGCTCCCAGTATTTCCTACTCATCCAGATCCTGTTCTGGTGGGGTATTGTCCTGTAGGCCAAATACTTCCTGCTGCCGCTTTAATTCTTCTTCTGCTTCTTCTTTCACAGCCGCAAGCTCTTCATCTACATTTTCCACGAACGGAATCTGTGCCAGAAGTGTTCTTCTGCTTACAACGCCTTTCAGATTGGATACCATCTGTGAGATCTCAAGAAGATTTTTAGGAAGAGCTCTGGTGAATATCATTGTAATTCCCATCATGTCAATATTGACGCCTTTCATTGCAAGGAATTTACAGAAAATCCTCATTCTTTTTCTCAGGCCCTTACGATAATATCTGGTCTTAATTTTGGTAATATTCTCCATACCCAGAAGCTTGAATTCCATAGCCACGCCGCTGACATTTCCACTAAAATTTTCGTCTGTCATGCAAGGAATGTGCGAAAATTTATGGATATCCTGCTCAATGGCTTTCTTGAGGATCTCCACTCCATTCTCATCAAATGTCCTTGTTAGATACTCTGCCTTCGCCGTATCGGGCATCTCTAGAATTTTATATTCTTTTAAACGTGCTTTTGCTTTTCGAATACTTTCGTCTTCACCCTCAGTATCTGATTCGTCCTCATCCGTCAGCAATGTTCCGTAAATAGCCAAAATTGCATCAACGAACTGCTCTTTATCGGTTATACGATCACTCATCAGCGCGTTGTACGCATCAATCAGAGGTATCTGTAGTTCAAAATCTCCGATTGCCAGTTTATTGTTTAAATACTCAATGATCGGAATTTCGCTAAGATAATGGGGCACTGCCTGTTCTGTGGTCGGCTGGTATGTGTTGCTATTTTCAATATCCAACTCATATTTATAATTTGGGGTTACTACCGTAGCTCTGTAATGATCCGGTCGCATTCCAGAATCATCTTTTCGGATGTAATAATAAACAGCAAAGAGTTCATTTTCCTCTATGCTGTCGTCCTTTACCACAAAAGTATTTTCGGCAGATATATTCTTAGTTACTAAGTAATTTTCATTTTCTTTTACATAGATATATTCGTAGGCTATGCCATAAATAGACAGCTCCAGGCCATTGTCTCCGTCCGTCTCATCAGCTTCTGCAGTCTGCAGAGCATCTGTAAGTGGTGTGATAACTGCTTCAGATTTATAAGTTACAGGGTTACCAATGAAGTAACTACTGGCTGTATCTGAGATATCTTTTGCATGATTGCACACCAGCTTGTTTTTCCTTTTTTCTTTTAGAATCTCATGATCTCCACCGTAATAACGCATATTCTTTTGCAGTCGTCCAACCATGCTGATATGTTTGCTGATCAGCTGACGAATCACCTGCTTGTTTGGATTTAACTCATCGAAATCTTCTCTCGGTATTGTAAATGTGTATATTTTTCTCACCTCCTTATCTCTCGGAAACGTGCTGCTTTTCTGCCGATTATGGTGCTGCACATATAGCGTGTGCTGTCAAGACAATGGTCCCACTGTTTCACCGGTTTGTCTTCTCCTCTCTCCAGGGCTTTCTCATCCCAGATGTAAGAAGCAAACTCTTTTATGGTTTCTTTACAGGAAGAAGCAAAGACAATCTTCTCCAGGTTCAGAAGCATTCCAACCAGCCGGATTCCATCCAGAACGTCATTGTTGGCTTTCAGGACCTTATATCCTCGTTTCCGAAGTTCTGCAATAAAAGAAGCGGCCGATGGATCCACGATGATCGCTTTGATCTTGGTTCCATCCAGCCACTCTTTCAAGTCGTCTGCATATTCTGAATCTGTTTTCTGTTTACCTTTGTCTCTTCCGGAATAGTAATACTCCCGGATGCAGTACCATTTCCCGTTGGTTCCTTTATTCCACAACAGGAATACTGTAGCGTTCTGTGTACCATAATCGCAGGAAACATACCGGTTCCCATTGATCAGCAGCTGATAGAAATCTTTGATATCCTGGACATGTTTGTTCTCGTCGAACATGTCGTAGATGATTCCCTCTGCTGCCGCCCAAAGCCCCATGATGTAACGTTTAAAGAATACTCCAACGTACATGCTCCTGTATCTGGCCTTGATCTCTTCATCCAGGGACAGGTTATCGTCCATAGTAAAGTGGAGATACAGGATATCTTTCAGACCAGGATCTTTCCCCTCCGCGGCCGCTTGCTGCATCCTCCGGGCAGTTTCTTCTTTTCCCAGATATCCGGTGGATTTATCTATCCAGTTCTGTTTAAACCAGTGATATGGACCATCCGGATTGCAGTTAAACCAGAACTTTGAGCCTTTTACAGAGCATCGGCCTGTTGCCTGGTTCACAAAGGATTCCGGCATCAGGGCAACTTCATCAAAGAACACGCCGGCCAGGGTGATTCCCTGGATAAGATCCTGAGATCTTTCATCCTTGCCGCCGAATATGTAAAAGTAATTTTCTTTTCCGTCTTTTCGGATGGTCAGAAGGTTGTCTGCCCTGTGATCCGTGATGGAATATCCTCTTGACCGGAGCATCAGTTTCAACCAGAACAGAACATTTCTCCGGAAGGATCCTATGGTCTTTCCGCACATGGCAAAGTTCTGTCCAGTGAAGGTACTCATGGCCCACATAACGAATGATAAAGACATGCTGATTGTTTTTCCTGATCGGATTGCTCCATCAGCGATAACTCCGTCCATATCATGAACTGGAGATTCTTTGCACCACCAGGTCAGGACCTGTTTCTGTTTTCTTGAGAACGGAGAAAAATGAAACGTCTGGCCTATCTGCCTGTTGGCTCTGTTGGTTTTCATCTTCTGCAGCTTATCTTTCAGAGTTTTGAGTTTTTCATACATTCTCATCACCCCAGACATCCTGCGCTGTTGCATTCATTGCCTCCAGGAAACCATCATCTGTGATTTCTTCTACCTGGTTATCCTGCTTCAGCATCTCAAATTCAAGCTGCATGGTTGCAAGTTCCAGCTTTGCATCGTCATAGCCAAACTTATGCAGCATCTCGATAGCTTTCTGCTGCCGGGCCTGCACTCTGGTCAGAGCATCCTCTATGGCCTGGATCTGGCCAAGGATACCTTCGTACTTTCGAAGTTCTGTTTGTTTTCCTTTTTCGGTACCGGAAGTATATTCTGTTACAGACATTCCGCATGGTACCGAATCTTCTTCTGATCCTGTCTGAGCTTCCAGTTCACGGAGAGACTGGATTCTTTTCAGCATCCGGCGTTCCCTGACTGCAAGAAGCTGGATTTCTCCGAGAAGCAGCTGCTCTTTGTCTGGCCTGATCATCTCTGCCAACGTTCTTTCTTCCGGTTCCAGGGTATCAAAAAAGAGAGTTTCAAACTCTCCTGTCCTGACTGCATTCTTATTTCCTGGCGGGCCGGTTCCTCCATGCCCCTCCGCATTTTTATTTCCAGGCTGTCCGCCCTTCTTTTTCGCAACGTTGCGTTTATTCTTTTGCAACGTTGCATTATCCCATTTATATCTATTTTTCCAGCTTCGGATCGTCCCTACCGGGACTCCAAGCTTTTGAGAAACTTCAATTAATTTCGCTCCAGAAGCATATAGTTTTCTGGCTTCTTCTACTCTCTGATCTGGTGCTCTTGGCAAGCCTCACCACCTCTCATTCGTTTCGTTTTTGATATTTGTAAATTACAGTCCTGCCGGCACCATAGTGACAGCCGATTGCTGCCACGCCGAAAGGAGGTGCGCTAACACTTACATACAGTGAATCCATACGTAAAGTATGTATGCTGTATGAAAAATTGCATTAGAAAAGCAGCCCCGAAGGACTGCCTCGTGTGTCTAATTTATAAATACTTTATATTTTTCACACTTTTTTTCTTGCAATTGCTTCATAATTCTATATAATATATCATATAAAGATAAAGGTTAGCTAACTGTGGCTCCTGTCCGGTTTGTCCGGGGAGCCACTTTTTTATATTCGTACCCCTAAACCTTTATGTAATCCTTGATGAGTTATGAATTTTTGATAGTAATCTATTCTAGCTGTAGGGTTTCTGTATTTAAATATAACTGATCTTTTTACGCCTTTTCCTGCACTCACCAATTGTCCAATATATCCTGAATCAAACAAATACATCAGCAAAACTTTTGTATCATCTATACTAATTTCCCTTCCTGCAACCTGCTCATTTGTCAGTTTATTCAATTCAATCAGACTGAATTCTCTCCCTCCTAACCTTCTGAAGATAGATGGCAACGCTATTATTATTTCATCTGAAATAAATCCTGATAATTCATTTTTCATTTCTTCTATAAAATATTGATTAGAATAGTTTTTTAGAACAGTTTGAGTTTCAGATAATGACATTGTCTCATTATCCGGATATTCAATTTGACAATATTTTAAAAATTGTAAAATATCCCTAGGTTTATATAGTGTATGATCCAGTACATAATTCCACGAATCTTTACTTTTTATTTTGCTCGGAAAAATTTTCTTCCAGCATGCTCGTGCTTCATTTTTATTAATACCAGCTAATTCAAATCTCAAATCAACCAGTTCTTTTAAATCTTCCAGGCGATTAGACCAGTTAATAGTAATTGCTCCATCATGAATTATTTTATTTAAGTCCGGATCTGACACCAAAGAAACTAAATCTTCCCTAATAAGGAGTAAAATTTTTATTTTTTTATCATTTTGTAATAATTTATCATTTATATAGTCAGCACTCCTTATTAAGCTTGCTATAATTTCTATTTTATTTTTTTTATATCTTAATATGTCATCAAAACCATCTATAATAATTGATATTTGCCTACCATTTAATTCAACCTCACATAAAACTTTTAACATTTTTTCAGTCATTACAGAAATTCTTTCTAAGTAATTCTGTGGTTGTACTTTAAATTCTTTTTCAAATTCTGCATCAAATTTAACTATAGAAATACCAATTTTTACTTTTGATAATTTTGTAACATCAGCTTTAAAGCCGGTGTCTAATGAAAACCCCATTTTGTCCAGCAAGAATATAACATCGTTTACTTCATCTATTTCTGTAATACCTAATTCATTAAAAATAATTTTATATACAGACAACAAAAGTAAAAAATCCCAAGAAGCTTTATATTTTTGCGTCCCAGTCACATCGCTATCAATACTTGTTTTGGCAAAAGTCGTAAACTCAAAGTCATTTAAATTCATTGGTACTGTAAATAACATATCATTATTTTTAGATAATGATTGCAATTTTGAACTGAAAGCAGATTTTCCAACTCCCTTTCGTCCTATCAATATAAACTGATATGAATTTAATAATTTATCGATAATATTCCTTGGATCACAAAACGCATTTTCAAATATTTTAGGTATTCTAGTTAATTCCTTTGTTGCATCCGCAAAACCAAATTCATAATCAGAAAGTTTCATATTGTTTTCTCCCTCGCATACATTTTTCATTATTATACTGCAAGGGGCTGTCGCATTAGCAAATATTTTTGCTGGGCGGCAGCCCCGTTTTATGCCAA